CAAGTTAATTAAGCGTATATAACTACGTCTTCCGCAATTCCAATCTGAACACCAGCAGTAAATCTCATCACAACTCTAACGTTCTGACTTCCGTCTAGGTCTCCCATGTCAAGAAGTTTTACCTCGTTATGATCTGAAAGTAAGCCTGTACCGAAGTATAGGTTGCTTTTCTGTGCTGCCATCATTGAATCATCTGGCAATCCAGAAGCAATAACAACTTTAACACCATCATAAGATAATGCTCCATTGTTCCACCATTGTGTTCCTTGTGCGTTAACACCAGCAGCTCCCAAGCCATTAGCTCCAAATCCACCTAAAGCTCTAACGTATAATTTAGCTGCTTTTCTTGAAACGTAGATATACAAATCTTCTTTTCCATAAACGCCGCTAGGTATTGCTGTAACCACCTTACCCATTTCATCTATAATATTCGAAGCATTTAAGGGTGAACCAGATACTGCAACAGTTCCAGCACCACCAGCAGTAGCTAAATAGTAGAACCCGTCGAATTCTCCAGCATTGGAATTTTGCCCCGACCAGATGTTCTGCTCTGTTTTCTCAGCAACCAATCCAGCAACGTGTGCTAGGATGAAATCAGAAAATGCAGGTGGCAAGTTATCATAGGCTGAATAACCCATTTGAACCGCTTCCCAATCACTTCTAAAATCTTTTTTACAAAGATTCAAGTTAATCTGAAATTCTTCAGGTTGTAAAATTCTTTCTGTTAATGTTAAAGTTCCTGTTGGTGTGAAATCACAAGTTGCATCTTTGATAACGTTTGCATCAGTTGCTACTTTCTTTAAAACCTCTTTGAACTTAACATTAGGTTTTACGGTAATTAAACCGTTTTCAATTGTTGAACCACTCAATAGAGCTGCAGAAATGTACTTTCCAGCAAATTCACCAGCGTAAGTTGAAGTGATTGAAGTTGTTGTCGCCATTTTTCTTTTTTTTAATTAATTACTAGCTATTTTACTAAAAACTCTATCCATTGTAGTTTCAGTACGTTTTTGCCCAAATAAAAACTTCCCTTTTTTGTTTTGCTCAGTTTCAGGATTGTGCTTTATTGGTTCAACTGCTTCCTCTTTGGTTGCAGATAATTCAGTTTCTTGAAGTTCTTCTTTTACTTCTTCTTTAACTTCTTCAGTTGCAGTTTCTTCAGACATTTCATCTTTATGTTTGCCCATTTCATCAATCATTGCTTTGATCTCATCAACTGCTTTGTTAAATTCTTCTTTGGTAACATATCTCATTTCCTCTTTCTCTTCATCTTTGTGGTCAGCAGCTTCAACTTCTTCTTTTTCTTCTTCCTCTTTCTCTGCTTCAACCTCTTTAATTTCTGAGATTAACCCTTCTTCTTTAACTACAAGAACCATATCGTTCTCTAGTTTGTATTCACCAACTGGAAGTGCAATTTGTTCTTCTTCTGATTTTATGAAGATTGCTTCACCAGCTTTAAATTCTTCAGCCACCAATACAGTACCGTTTTCAAGTTTCATTTCAGCAAGATTTACTGTTTCTTCAGCAAGTTCTACACCAACTATGCCTTTTATTTTGTTTAGAATTTCTGTCGCTTTCATACTTTTAATTGTAATTGTATACTATTAATGTAAAAAAAAGTGCAAAGTGTTATACCCAACACTGTTATTATGCCTGTGTTTTGCCTATTCCCTGTGCTCCAATGCTACCATCACAGCAAGAAATACTGTATCTTTTACCATCTTTACATAAACAACCCCTTCTTCCACCTTTTGGAGATGTTCTACTTGGAATATGTGTTTCTTTTTTTCTTCTTTTAGTTTTCATTCTATTTGTTTTTAGGTGATTTTGGATGCTTGGCTGGTAACAGATCAAAGTCTCCAGTGTATTTTGGGTTTTGTGGTCTGCCATTTCTTACTAAATACAAGTATGCATTCACTCTTGCCTGTGCCCAAGCTGTTGGTGATTTAATTCTAGGACTGTGACTAGTGTTGAATGCTCCTAAACCTCTTTGAAATACTGCTTTCAATTGCCCAATAGTAACACCATAGCCAAGTTTCTTTTTATACCTTTCATTAAAATCATCAGATTTCTTTTGTAGTGCTGCTTCATCCTTCTTGCTAACCTTTGCACCTCTGCTTGTAGATGCATCACCCTTTGCTGTGCCTTTGCCTTTTGGATTTGGGTTTGGAGTCCCTGACTTTGGAGCTTTAGGACTTTTTCTAATTCCACCTCTTTCTCCTATTTCAGCCATTTTTACACATTTGCCTTCCTTGTTTTTTTTGTAACCCTTTGGGCATTTGTGTTTGTACATATCATCTTTAACGTGATACTCACAAGGCATATACCAAGTCTTTCCTTCAAACTCGTGTGTGTGGAATCCTTTACAACCTATATTCCTTGCCATTTCTTCAGCTTTCTCTTGTGTTGAGTATGCCAACCTATCATCAATGATTGCAAACTGATCATCAATAACCATTGAAGCAAGTTCAATTTCACCTAGTTCTTTTAATTTGCTTTTGCTCCATCTCAACGCTGCCTTACCACCCCACAATAAATAACTGATAGTTCCACAAGCTTCTGTGTTGCCTTCATCATAATACTCTCCAGCCCTTGAAAGAAAACTATACATTCTTTTTATAGTATCTACACTTACAGCACGACCAGCAGCCAAGTCAGCACTACGCATCTTTCCCACATCAGTTGCACATTTATTGCCTACCTTTTCATTTAATTCTCTACCTCTTTTTGCATTGTTGCTAACTGCTTGAGGATAATCTGTAAAGCTTTGTAATTCTGTTTTTTTGGTAAATAAGTTTTTAATTTCTTCAATCTTTTTTAATGCTTCTTGCTCTTCAGCATCAATTGCACTTAGCTTTGCTTTGTCAGCAAAATAGCCTTCAATGCTAAAGCCTTTTACTTTGCCAGTCTTTACAAAATCATTCCAAATCTCATTATTATTTACCTTCATTGAAATCATCCAAGTACCCTCTGGAACATCTAAACCATACAAGGAGCTTTTATCTTTTTCTTTGTTTTCTACAATCCAAGATTCTACAACTGTTAAATTGTTTACTTGCATTTTGTGTTCTAGGGTTGCATTATTCTGATTGCCATTTTGAAAAAACAACTCACTTGCTTTTCTTACAGTATCAGCAGAAAAATATACATAATACTCTTTTTCACCTTGCTTGCGATATATCGGACGGTTTGGAATAAGGGCTGCTCCCATTAATATTTTCTTTTCATCATCTACTTTTGCAAGTTGTATTTCTTGGCTTTTAAGTGCTACAAAATCACTTTCAATTGCTGGCGCTTCCACGATGCTTACTGCTTCAATTCCAGTGATTTCATCTTCTTCATCCAGAAGAAGTTCAATTATTTCCATTTTTCTTTCCATTGCTTTTTTATTTAAAATGTTGCTGTATCTATTATGTTGTTTTCTAATGCTTGTGCAGATGTTACATCACCACTAACCACAAATGCTTTTATTGGTGTGCTGTTCTGCTGTCCTAATGCTTGTGCTACTTGATTAAATCCTGATTGCCCAACCACATTGAATGCTGGAGCTTGTGAACCTAATCCACCAGCAGCACCTCCTAAACTTGAACTTGGTGCTGAAGAACCTCCACCTCCTGAAGATTCAAACCTAGTTTTTGCTATTGCTGCAACCTGTGCTGCACCTAAAGCAGCAGCTATTCCAGCTTCTACAAACTGTGCGCCTGTAGCTAATTTAATTGGATTACCACCAGCAGTTAATGCAGCAGTTACTGATAAAGCAGTATTAACTAATGCTTGTGCAATGCTTAAAGCTTTATTTATTTTAAATGCCTTTTTTTGTTCTGCTTCATCTGCTCCAGCAAAGGCAGTAACAAGCTGACTGATTGCACCAAGAGCATCAGAAGTCATTTGTAACTTTTTTTCTAAAACAGTTTGTTCTCCTTTAATTCTTTCCTCATTTGTTTTCTTTTCTTGTTCTGCAATTTTCTTTTGGCTATCTTCAGCAATTTTATCATATTTATCATTAATTGCTTGTTCTTGTTCTCTAAAATATTCTTGAAGTCTTAATTTTTCTTCCTCACCAAGTCTTGTATCATTTAGTAATTTAAAATATTTTTCATTCAGGTCATCAATCTCATTTTGCTGTGCTGTTTGTTTTCTTCTTCTAGCTTCTTCATCTAATTTTTCAATCTCAGCAAACAGTTCACCCTCAAGCTTTGCAATGTTTTGGATTCTTTTTCTTTCTGCTTTTATTCTTTCTTCTGCTAATTTTTGTAATCTTTTTCTTTCTTTTTCTGCTTCATCTTCAGAAATAATTTCTCTTTTTTCTGTTTCAACTTCTTTTGCTTCTGTAATTTTTTGTTCAGCAGCAATTGCCATTTTTTTAGTTCTTTCATTTACTCTTTCAAAAAAACCTAATCCAGATTCCCTTCTTTTTTCTGCAATACCATTCCAGTAAGCAATACCCTCACTACTTTCTTTTATGCTTTGAATGGTTGCTTCTTTACTTTCTTCTAATGCTTTTTTATCAATTGCTTTTCCAATAAAAGGAATTTCAGCTACAACACCTTTTAAGTTTAAAAATCCTAATACTATGCTATCTATTGCAATACTTGCTGAAAGTTTTAAATTATGAAATACAGCAAACGATTCATTAAACTCTGAAATAAAAGCACCAAAAAAGTTTGACATTTTTGTAATGCCTGTTAAAAAGCTTGTTGCAAATTGAACAAATAATCTTGCTATTTTAGAAAACAATCCACCTCCATCTTCAATAGATAAAAGAAAACCCTCAAATGCTGAACTTAATTTTGTAGTATCACCAGCTAAATTATCAAGCCTAACCTCTGCCATTGCTGCTGCTGCTCCTTCTGATTCTTGTAAGCTTACAGTAAGTTTATCAATATCCTCTGACTTGGATGCTAAATTCAATAAAGACTTTGCACCAACCTGACCAACTAAATCTATTGCAGTATTTAATCCATTGCTACTTTTGTTTACTGTATCTAAAGCATCTTTTAGATCAATGCCTTTTTTATTTAATTCAATAAATGTTTTACTTAGTCCTGTTCCAGCCAGTGAGCCTTTAATTCCTGTGTTTGCTAAAACACCAAGCATTGCAGCAGTTTCTTCAATACTTACACCAGTGCTTTTAGCAATTGGTGCAGCCATTTTTAAACTTTCAGTTAAACTTCCAAAATCCAACGCACTACTACTTGTGCTTTTTGCTAATACATCAACAACCCTTTGTGTATCTTCAGCTTCTAAACCAAAAGCATTAACAGTTGAACCAGCCAACATTGCAGCACTTGCCAAATCAACTTCCATTGAAGCTGCTAAATCTAGAGTTGCTTTTGTTGAATCAAGTATTTGTTGTGTGCTGAAACCCATTTTAGCAAACTCTGTTTGAAGCTCTCCTACTTGTATAGCAGTAAACTGAGTTGAAGAACCTAACTCTTTTGCAGATTCAGACAATGCATTCATCTGTTCAGCACTTGCACCTGAAACTGCTTTAAGTGTTGACATTTGTTTTGCAAAATCAGCACCTTTTTTAGTTGCAGCAGCAAACAATCCAGTTAATGCTCCAACAGCCACAATAATAGCACCTATTCCACTAGATAATAATGCAACCTTTAATGCTTTAAATGATTGAACAACCCTTCCTATACTGCCAGGCATAACAGCTAAAGAATCATTTAAGTTTGTAGTTGATTTATTTACACTTTTAACACCTTTGCCTAAACCCTTAACGTTCTTTTCTGTTTTTTTTATGTTTTTATCAGAACTAGCTGTTGTTACATTTATTCTATAATTTACTTGCTTCATCTTCTAGTTTTTTAATATAAAATCCTTCTTTTATTGTTAATGCTACCTTGTTAACACCCAAAGCAATAATGATGTTTTTATCATAAGCTTTGATCTCTTTAATAAACTCTAATCCATCAAGTATTGTTTTCATTTAGCTTGGTTCATTTAATAATTCTAATGTGCTTCTTCCTGTTTGCAAATCAGTAGTTATTTTGTTAATTGTAAATGCTCTTCCTGTTACAAATATTTTATCTGCTAGACTGTAAGTAAGTAAAAACTTCAAAGGAAGTACAGCTTTGTATTTAAAGATTCTTGTTTTTGTGTTGAATACCCTTTGAATATAACTTTGATAAAACTTTTGGAATAAACTGTTGTTGCTTCCACCATAATCTGTTAATGTATAGCTGTTGATCTCACTACCAAAATTTAAATTAAATGCTGGTGCTGTTGAGGTTGTTCCTAACTCATTTGCATTGTGTGGCATCCAGTAATTGTTTATAGTTGTATTTGTTATTCCTGAAGATGAAGTTACTGGTCTTGTGCTATCTACATAATTTATTGGTGTGCTAATGCTTGTGTTGTAAATACCATAAAAAAGTAAAGGTGCTGTTTTTACTGAATTATCATCTTCATCAACTGCCAAACCATACTGTACATCTGTATTTACTTTTGTAGTTCCATCAGCTAACCTTTCAAAAAGCATATGTTCAAAAGGTGGTAATACTTCATACTTTCTTTTTTGACTAGCATCAGCAATAAAATTTAAGCTTCCATATTCTGTGTTGTTTAAATTCAAAAATGCTTGTGCAAGTTTTGTTTTAGGTTCTGGATATTCAAACTTTATATTACTAAATGGAAGTGCTTCACTTACTGTATGTTCATCCTTTACAATAAACTTACTTATGTCGTGTGTTGTTGTTGAATCACCATAAAAATTATCTAATGTTTTTACTACAACTCTATCACTACTATCTAAAAAAGCTGTTAAATTAAATACCTTAAAAATACCTTTTAAAAAATCTAATACCTTGATGTCAGGTACTTGTTCAGTTGGTCTGATATCATCAATTGTAACTGGAACGTTAGCTGAATTAGAAACAAAAAAACATAAATCACTCAAAGGAGAGCCAACTGTTTCTGTTACTGTTTGACCTACTGTTATAGTTGCTTGAAATTCAAAAGATGCAGCAGTAGTTTCAATTCTTGTTGTTATGTGTTTACTTTCACCTATTGCCATAGGGTTTGAAGATGTATCTAATAATATTTGTTTTGAACCTGTATCTGTGTTTGTTTCAAAAGCAAGAGTATCACCTGTCAAAGAATCAAAAATAATTATATCATAAATTACACTTGTAAAACCTGAAGCTGGTGCAATACTCACTTGATATAAAAAGTTGTAATTATCTGTTGCAAAATTTGTTGTTTTAGTAACTTTATAAACGCCATTTGTAAATTGTGTAGGTGCAGCAGTATATAAAGCACACAAATTAGAAGATGAAACAATATTACTTGGTTCATCTGAACCACTTACTGGATTACCACCACAAGTAAAAGCTGTGCTATCAATAACAAGAGAATTTTTAGTTTCTATTTTTCCTTTATCTCTATGCAACCATAAATACAAATTGCTAAATTCAGTGCTATCAAAAAATTCACCTGTTTTGAAAGTAATTCCATATTGCTCTTCAATTGCCTTTATAACTAAACTAGCTTTTATTGCTGGTTTTAAATCCTCAGGAAATACTCCCCTTGTTTTATCATTTGTACTATCATCAGATAAATTACCAACATCTGTAAAATTTGCTGAATCGTCATAAATGTATCTTTGAGTATGTGTAATTAAAGGGTAAATAATTGCACTATTGTAAGTAACACTATCAACTGTAATATTATGCCCTGTTTGCAATCCTGTAAGAACATTTGCAGTAAGTGATGGCAGTTTGAAGTTATCCATCCAAACTAAATTGTTGAGCTTATCCTCACCAAATAAATTATTTAAACTAACTGTTTTACCAAAGAAAGTAACCTTGTAAGTATGTGGTCTGTTATCTTTCATCTTGACCTCTTGCAATCTTATTTTGCCCTCTCTAAATGGTTGGTAGTTTAATTCAATCTTTGCATCACTTTGTATGTTAGCATCAAAACCTTTTACATCAGGGTTGTACCAATGTTTGAACAGCTTGTTGTTCTTTTCACTTGCTGGAATGTTGAACGTTCTGCTAAAATCAGTAAACACTTTATCAATATCCCTAACATCTTGGATAACCTGTGTTAAGCTTACATTCTCATCAGAAAACAAATCTACCTTTACAAAGTTTTGATCTGTTTTATCCCTTTGCTGTGGTTTTATGTAAAGTATTAATTCTTGCATTAATGAATATTGTTTATTGTATCAAAAGCAAACTTCAAGTTTATAGTGTAATTAATCAACTTATCATTCAATCCTGTTTTAAATGTAAGTGCTGATTCTTCTATGTTTACTGGCAATGTATCTCCATTTCTTACTATCCAAACATATTGACTTAATAATAGCTCTTTAAAAGTATCATTCATTGCTTCAGGAACAAAACCAGAGTTCAATACTAGTGATTCATTTGCAATAATATTAAACTTCTTTGCTTGATGTTCTTTGAATTGGAATCCAGCAATGTATGGAAGTGTTTCATCTAATATATTCCTATTGAAATTATCCTTGTTTACTTGTAAACTTTCAACTGATTTTTTAAAGAAATACAAATTTTGTAAAGCTCCATATTTATTGATAAAAACAATTTTGCTGACTGTATGTTTGCATTCCAATACTTCTTCAATAGTAAATGATTGTGTACTTGCCCCACTATTGTAAACCACCTCAACAGCATCTACATTTGCAGCAGTTGTAGTTATGTATTGAATCTTTTGGTTTGTATTGCCACTATCAGTAATTGAATGTGTGCTTACTGTTGCACCATTTAATTTGTAGTTTACAGTTTCAGCAATCTCAGCATTTACTGGAATTTGTGCTGCTTCACTTTCAAGAACTTGTATTTTGCTTGAAGTTAATAATGTTGGAAGTGTGTAAGTAGCATTTATTGAACCACCATTGGAAGCTGCTTCTTGAAAATAATTATAACCATCAAAAGCTAAGAATGTAGTGCTTACTGTTGAACCTACTGAACTACTTGTAAATCCTGTTACATCTGCAATTGCCCAAAGTGCATAACCTGTGCTGTTGCCTGTTGTTGGTGCAATGTGGTCATAATAATCTCTAATCAATTGGTTAATCTCAAATGTTACTTGTGTTTCACTGTTGATAGTATCTTTTTCAAGTGTATAGGTTGGAGTTGCTGGTTTATCAGATGTTGTGCCAGTAAAGATGTACAGTTTCAGCTCAAACTTTATTGCATTTGCAAGTGCTGTTGTTCTTATATATCTTGGTGACCTTGTTAGTGTTAATGTACTCATTCTTCAATATTTAAATTGTCATTTAAAAAACCTTCTATAAATTCATCACTGTATTTATTTAAACCATCTTCAAAGGGTTTTGTAAAAAATAGTGTAGCTCTTATTCCTTTGCTGTAAATACTTCTTGCAATTATGAAGCTTAATGATTTTCTTGTAATAAATCTTCCTGTTTTTTTATCTCTTCCTTGTATTCCTTTTTTCTTTATCCACTTTTCAAAAGGTTGTGCTGGTGGGATTTTATTTTTGTATTTAAATGGACTGTTTGCAGTTTCATCAGCATAATAAGAATTTTTACCTCTAACACCTTGGTCTTGATATTCTCCATATTCAAGCATACTAAATTCAATGCCATTTTTTTTAACATTAAATTTTAAGCTGTTGTATAATTGCTTTGAAGAATTTATTGTCCCATAAGGTTGCCTACCTTTTGTTAATCTTGTTCTTGCCTGTTGAACAACATACTTGCCATACTTTTCTAATGCCTTTTCAAATTCTCCCATTAGCAAATAGTCATTTCAGTTTTGGTGTTTATTGTAAATGTAACTGCCCAACCTGCCAACCTGTTTTCAAACCTTTCTGTAAATGGTTCACAACTTGCATCACCTTCAATCTCAAATTCATCCCTGTATAAATCACCTTTTCTTAATAGCTGTATTACTCTTGTTGCAAGTGCTAACTGTGTGTTTAAAATGTCCTGTGTATTGTCATTGCCAAGAAAAAAGCTTTCATCTTCTGAATTGCTTACATCTACTAAATCCATAAAGAACACTGTCATATTGTGCTGTACAAGGTTTTCAGTTATGGTTGCATTGTTTACTGTAATGTGTGATAATGGAAACATTGATTGCTTTCTAAGATCAACATCTGCAATATCACCAAAGGTAACTTGGTTGTTAAATGGTTCAGAGCTTACTGCCTGTTTAATTTTATCTATTACTCTATAAAAACTGTTCATATTAATTTTATATATAATGGTGAATGCTCTCCAACATCTTCTTCTGTTAATTGGTTTAAATAATCAATGGAATCATCAAAGTTCATTTCATTTGATTTTATGATAATATCTAAACACTTCCAATAATCATAAATAGCTCTAGTTGGTGTTGTTGAGGTTACTCCCATAAATGCTTCCTCTAATCCATCAGTTAACACCAATGATTCAGATTGACCAAACAGCTTTCTTGTAATTAGCTGATCTATGATTTCATCTCTTTGCATTTTTCATCAATTGCTGTTCAACTTCCATTTTATCTTTTTCAAATGCTAACATAGTTAAGCAAGTATGTAATTTAGTAGAAGTAACAGTATCTATTTTATTAACCTCTCCTTTTGTAAGCCCATATATGGATTGATACCAACCCCACTTTCTAGCAAATCCTTCAAGCTTTGTGGAATGTCCACTATGTCCTGAGTTTTCAAATAGTTCATTATATGTTTCAGTAATTCGTTCTTTAAATCGCAAAAAAAAACCAAAGAACCAAGTACAACATTCAAGGGCATTTCACTTAGATCATACTTTTCAGAACTAACATAATCTTCAATTAAATACTTACCTTTTCTTTTGTATGTTACTGGACGAAACAAAACAGCCATTGCTGAATCCATCTGCTGCCAATCTGCAAGGTAATTATCTAAATCAATATATTCACCAAATGTCATTTCATCTAGCTTTGGAATAAATCCAAACTCTTCATCTTCTAATTTAAATAAAGGTTGAAACTCTGGTGTGTTATTAAATAAAGAATCCAAGTGAGTTGTAATCTCTTGAATGTCCTTTAACCTCATCTGCATAATGTCCTGTAAGTTAGCATTGCAGAATATTTCAATCATCTTTTGCTGGTAGAAAGTATTTACTTCTTCTTGCTTTTCAGCTATTTTGATCCAACGTTGATACTGTGCAAGTGTTATTTCACTTAAATCTTCAGGAACATTTAATTTAATCCTCATACTATTAATGTAAATTTTTTAGTAAAGTGTTATATACAAAATTAAAAAAGTTTGTACAAAAAAAAACCTCCCATACTAAATAGTAGGGAGGTATAAACAACTAGATTATAGGAATTACTCGTTAACAAGACCTTCCGCTGGTTTTATTGGAGAGGCAGAATTGTCAGGAGCTTTTAATTTAGTTGTTTAACTTAATTAAATTCTAATTAATCTGTTTTTAAAATCTTCATTTATTATGTGTAATTTTTTAAATGTTTTTTCAATACATTCCTCAAAAGAGTTACAATCAGGTACAATTCCAAATCCTCCTTTGTACATACTATGAAATCTTTTACCATTTCTTGATTCTAAAACCTTAAATACAATTCTATTACCTTCTTTAACTTGTGTCAATCTGCTATGTTCTTTTACTAATTTCATTTTGTTTGTTTTTAAATACAATGCTAATATATAAATATATTTACAAACTACAAAACATTTTACAACTTTTTTTTACATCTTATCTTATCTTATTTTATCTTATCTTAATGCTTGGGCATTGGTTAAGCATTGCTTCCTCTGTTGAGAGCTGTTTTTTGCTAATAAAGAAAATATTCTCCACTGTTTGGATTTTGCAACTGATAACTTACTGCATACCTTAATGCATCCAGGCAATGATTCCAATTATCACAAGGTGTTTGGCTTTTCTTTTCTAACCAACAATAGTTGTTAAGTTCTTTAATTAACTCAACACTATCTTCAGTAATTACTAAATCATAATCCTGTAGCAAACTAATCCCATAAGTAATACTGCCCTGTCCTTTGATTGCTGGAACAACTTTGTTATGTCTGCTTAACTCATTTATTAATCTTGGTTCAGCACTATCACCAACTATTAAATTATCACCAGCATACTTTTTATTTAATACTGCAATCTCACTTGTTGTAAGCTTTGTTTGATAAAAGCATTGTTGTACATAAATAATCTTATTATCCTTATCTATGCTTGTTTTAATTAATGTGCTTGGATCATTGCTAAACCCATAATCCTGACCAAATACTATTTTACCAACTTGCTTAAATTCTCCAATACTCCAATTGTTGTAAATAACACCTTCTGCTTTATCTAACCAACTTCCTAAGATAGTATGCTTGTATCTGTTTGGTCTACGTTTTTTCATTTGCTCTATTTGTTTAATATAGCTTTCTGAAAGGTTTTCTATGTTATCTAAATAAGTTGTATGTATGTAGGTTGTATCATCCTTAATAATATTGCTACCAGCTTCAACACCCCTTGCTTCAAAGAATCTTTGGTAAATAAAGTTTTCTTTTGTGGTTGGGTTTAGTATTAATATTACTCTGTTGTCTTTGTCCTTTTGCCTGATGGATAAATCTATTTTATCAAATATACTTTCATCAGTTAATTCTTCAGCTTCATCCAACACCCAAGTAGTAACACCTTGCAAAGATTTCAAGTTTGCTGTTTGGTCTCCTGAACTTGTTTTAATTCCTCTGAATAGTATTTTACTGCCAGTTTGCTTGTTTATGATTTCATCTTTTGTAATGTGAAAATCTTGCTCAATCTTTTGTAGTTCTAGCTTTTCAATAAACTCTGGAATGATTGATATACTAGCAGCTCTTAATGTATATCTAGTAAATAGTATCTTATGCCCTTGCTCATAAGTTAGAAGTGTAAGTAGTGTGTTTATTGCAAAGGATTTGCCTGAACCTCTTCCACCTGTGCAAATAAAGTATCTAGTATCATTTTCTAATACTAAATATTTATTGCTTAGCTTTAATTCCACTTATTAAATGTTTGAAATCAATACTTCTCTTTTCATTGCTGTTAATATCAACAGTATCTCTTGCTGTACCATAAGCTGAATCCATCAAAGCCTTGTATGCATTTACATCACCTTTCAAAGCTTTGAGTAGTATGCTTATTGTCATTCTTTGCTCATTGGTTAACCATTCTTCTTGGCCTGTTAATGGATTATCTTCTTTACTAAGCATTTGTAAAACTTCCTTTACAATTGTGCTTCTGTTTCTGCTTCCTTTTGGTCTGCCATTTGGATTTCCTGACTGTCCTTTTTTAAATGATATTAAATTTTGTTCATTTGCCATTGCTCATTGTATTCTCATTGTATTTACAAAATCATTTCCATAGTAACCAATAGCAATAATATTATCAATCCAGTAATGATTGCAGCAAGTATTTCATCACCTTCATTTTGCATATTTATCTTTGTTTGCATAAGTAGCTGAACATTGTGCAATTGCTTGTTCTCTACTTTTACCTTCTCTAATAACCATAGGGATGCACCTGATCATAAAGTCCTTCCTTGATTCATTTGCTTTTGGCTTTGGCATAATTATTTATTTATCCACTACAAGATTCACATTCATTATTATCTATGCTGCATTGTCTTGTTGGTACTGGTTTTTTTTCTAGTTCTTCTAGTAGTTTTTCAAACTCTGTTTTTTTTGTTTTGCTTAAATATGTTAATAGTTTCTTTTCTTTTGCTTGGGTATCTTTATCCATTATAGTTATCAAATAAACGTTTGCAATCTGCTATCAATTCTCTTACACAGCTAGAACAACTGCTAATTTCTCTATTGGTGTGAAGTACCCTATTGCTTATTTGTATAAGTTGGACTTGTTCTTGTTCTGTTAAGCTTGTTTTATTTAATTTAAAAAATTCTTTTAAGAATGTATATTCTTGTTCTTGTAGACATTCTGGTTTGTTGTATGGAAATAGTTTATTAAGTTTTATTCTTCTTTCTTCACACCCACAATCTTCACCAGCAATAAACTTTACTACCTTTTCAATGCCTGTTACTTTTGTTACCTTTGCAATTGTATCACCTAAACCTTTTGATTTGGTAGATTTTTTCTTTCTTACAGTTTTATTTTGTTTTTTAGTTCCTGTTTGCATTTTGCTATTGTTTTATGAACGGTTGCGTGACTTATTTTTGTTGCCTTGCTGAGTTTTCTAATACTGTGAAATTCTTTTCTATATAGGTTAAATAACTTTCTATCAAACCAATACATAGTGTTAAGTACCTCATCAATCTTTTTTTCAATATCTTCTTGCTGTTCTTGTGAATCAGCTATTTGTTTATGTGAATTATTTAAACTTACTTTTTTGTTCTTGTTTTTACTTTTTACTTGTATTATTCTTTTAAGTATAGTTTTAACAATTCCAAAATGTGGTTTGTTGTTTACAATTAAGTTTTCAATTTGAAGTTCATTGTTTGTTAAGTCATCAAAGACCTTTATATACATATCTTGTACAATATCAATAGGGTTTAACTCAGTGTTTTGGTACAGCAGCTTGTTTGCCATTGCTTCCCATTTTTTCTGATGTTGTGCCAAGATATTAAGAACCTCATTATGTGACAAAATATATTTTTGTGGTTATACAAAATTAATAACTTTTAGTTACATTATTGTATTCTAATTTTAAAAAACTGATGTTACTTCTTATTGCATCACAAACCCTGTAACCAGCAGAGGTAAGTTTTCTTAATTTATACACTTCAGGAACAGCAATATTTGCTTCATTGGTTGCTCTAGCAACAGATAGCTTTTCATTGTTTACTTTGTTGTAAACTATTTCTTCAAAGTCTTGGTGGTATTTAGATTTTATACCTTCAATGTAATACAGGTAGCTTGTAAGGTTTTTTAACTGTTCATTTAGCTTAACACCATCATTTATACTTGTGTTGTTGTACTGCTCAATAATCTCAGCAATTTTATTTAATACTTCATTCATTCCTTAACTGTTCTAATTCTAATAATAATTGTGTAAAATCTTCTAACCTTAATGCAACATAATCTTTTTCAAAGTTCTTTGTAAACACTACTAATGGCTGTTTATGTGAACCAATGCAATCATTAGCTGACTGTTCTAATGCCTTCCAGATGTTTAGCTTTTCTTGGTTCTTACACTCCCAATTAAACTCTGATAGTATTCCCTGAGTTGCCATAATATCACCCTTAATACTTAAACCCCCACTGTTTGGAGTTCTTCTTATTTCTGATCCAAATTCTTTGCTTAAATACTTTGCTACTTGCAATTCAAATCTTTTACCTTTTTTATTTGCATTCATTTATTTGCTTTTTAGTTTTCTAACCTCTCTGCCAAGATCAGCATCATTTGGGTATTTCTCAATCAGTTCTGTAATGGTTAATGTTCTCTTTCTTTGTTTAGGTTTATAAACAACATCTTTAACCTGTCTTAATTTGTTAAGTTTATTCATAAATTGCTTTTCCTATTAATATACCTAAAATAAAAACACAAAGCATCACAGCTACTATTGAAACATAATAACAAATCATTTCATCAACTTTTCAATTTCCTTATTTTGATTTTTAATTCTTTTATTAAGTGTATTAATATCAATTTTTAGTGTTTTAATCTCTAAATATTTTCTAGCTAATTCTAAATCTGCTTTTCTTTTCTTAGCATTTACCTCATCTATTTTTTTATGAAGAATATGCAAAAGCTTTAGGGTTTCAGTCAAAACCTCTAAATTTTTTAGTTGTTCTTTAGTCTTTGCTTTTTCTTTTGCTTTTAAAATAAGTATGTGAAACTCATTTTTAATGTTTATTATTTCTAGTAAATTCATTAGTATAATCTTAGTTGTTGTTTATGTTGTTCTATTCTTTTTTTAGCAATCTCAAAATATTTATTATCTAATTCAATACCTATAAAATATCTTTTAGTATTTACACAAGCCACACCTGTAGAACCACTACCCATAGTAAAATCTAAAACAGTTTCGTTTTCGTTGGTGTAAGTTAAAATTAAGTATTCCATTAAAGAAACTGGTTTTTGTGTTGGGTGTTTTCCTCTTTCAACATTAAATTCTTGGTATGATGAAGGGTTTCTTAATTCTTGATATTTTTTTTTAGTTTTAATACTGTTACCATAGACAGAACCTTCCTTCACACTACCTCCAATAATTGCTGATGACTTTACCCTTGCTAAACTCATTTTTGTTCTCTTTTGCATTTGTGGATTGTAAGTTGGTAATTTATTGTAAAAAACTGAAATAATTTCGTGCTCTATTAAAGGCATTTTTTTTGCATTAAAAAAATTACCTCCTTTGTTTTTTATCCATATCCAATCATACTTATAATTATTTATATTACTCATTCTTAAAGCACTACTAAATGGCTCACTACCAAATAAAACTATTGCACCGTTAGACTTTATTATTCTATTAAGTTGTTTCCACATCAAATCAAAATCTATAACACTATCCCATTTACAAGCTGTTGTTCCGTAAGGGGGATCTGTTAAAATAGCATCTACTGAAGCGTCTGGTATTGACTTCATAACTTCTAAACAATCTCCTTTTATTAAATTCATATTATTTATTTAAAGGGTTAACACCTCCTAAGGTAAAACCTAAACCATTGTTATAATCAAACCTCAAAGGTTCATTTAACATTGTAGGAGTTCCACCAGTTTCTTTGTCCTTAACTTTGTAAACGTGTAGTTCTGTAAGCATCCATAAATCTGGATGTGAAATTAATCTATGCACACAAAGGAAATCATCAACCCTGTTTGGAAACACTTGCCCACCCTCGCAGTCGGCTTTTCTTGGTGGTTGTATATGTCCATTAAGTAAATGATCTTGTGGATAAACTCTTCTAGCTGCTTCTGTTTGTGGATGCATACAAACATATACACTCTTGCCTGTTTTATTGCAAAACTCTCTAACAAGGTTGCAGAAAATATAGTTTCTTTCAAACATTGGTTGGTTTCTAGGATGATTCAAACCAGTAAATGGATCAATCACACAACCATCAACATCAGCTTCAGAAAATATATTTAACAACTCATTAACTGAATACATTCTTGAATTATCTAAAAACTTAAAATACTTACTTATCTCTTGGTTGTAGAAATCAATTTTGCTTTTAATAATATCCTTAAATTTAATTCCTAACCACATTTGAATAATATCTCTTTTAAGTTGACCAGCTCTGTTTTCACCACTCCAAATAATAAACTTTTTGTTGTTTAATTTAGCTTGGCAAAGTAAATACCAAAGCAACCAGAACGTTTTCCCACAGTTATCTAATCCTAGCACCATAACAAACTGTGCTCTTTTAAATACTAAGTGCTTATCAAATTCATCTATTCCAACTCCAAGACCTTGTTTAATTTTACCATCCTTGTAAGCGTGTAAGTATTTAAGTGTTTGTTTATCATCTAAAATCATTTTTTAAGCAGTTTTTTAATATCATCACTAACTCTCAAAACATTATCATTAGCATAGTTATCTTTTCTTTTCTTATCTTTTCTTAATGCTTGAGCATTGCTTGAGCTTTGCTTACCACCTAATCTTCCAGCTTTAACTCTTTTTTGGTGTGCTGTTTTTCTTTCTTCAAACTGTTCATCTAACCACTTAATCTTTATTAGTTTGTTCTCAACTTTAATTAAATTAGTTTCTAATAATTTATCGTAATAATCTCCAACAATATTTTTAAGTTCACTGTTGGAAACCTTACACCCCTTGCTCCAGTAAAAGCAGCATACTCTCATAAATGCACCTTGTACATCAAAGTTTTGAAAAGCAATTGTTCCTGTTAACCATTGGTTGGGAAAGAATTTAAAGTATGGTAGTTCAATCATATTTGATTAGTTTGTTTTGTTAATTGTTCTAAACACAAAAATTCATTAATTTGTTTTTTATCTGTTATTTTGTGTGATTTATCAGTAATTAAATCTTCAATTTTTATTTGATCATAAGGTTTATTTCCTCTAATAATTAATACTTGTAATTTCCAATTATCAAATAACTGTGGATTATCATTTATTTTTTTTGCTATATCAGCAAGTATTTTTAATGCATCATATTGTTGTTTACCAACTTTTTCCCTCTCGTGTTTATATTCTGCTAATCTAATTATCTTTCTTCTTTTTTTAACCTGTAATAAATCTAAATCAATGGAAGTCATTATACGAGGTAAATTTTTTCCAATATATTCATTTAATTCACTATTAAAATAATTTCCTAACTTTTCCATTCCGCTATTCTTTTTTTACAAATATTATATGATTCTTCTATAATTTCAGAAGCAATAACATTTCTTTTATTATTTAATGAAGCTAATATAGTTGTTCCACCACCAGCAAATGGTTCAAGTATTGTATCACCAATATTAGTAAAATTTTCAATAATATAATTTAATTCAATTTCAGCTTGTTGCCATTTATGATATTTTTTTTCTATACCTGTACCTGTAATAAAATCATCCATTGGTTTTTTTATTTTACTAAAATTATTCTGATAAATTAATATTGGTTTCCATCCACAAAATAAATTTCTACCATTTATTAATTGTCTATTTCCAGTATGCAATAAACTGAAAATCCAATAATAATTTAAATGTTCATTCATTCTTTTCATTACTTCTGGTAAATTCATTTGACCGCTATAAGCTATACAAAAACCATTAGGTTTTAAAACTCTTTTAGCAAACCTTGATAGTTTTGTCCAACATTCTAAAAACTCTTTTGGATAAGGAGGATCAGTAATTATACAATCAATACTACCATCTTTAATATCTGCAAACACTTCTTCAAAATCACCTAATCTAAAATCTATTTCTATTTCTTTGTTACTACCTTCTTCTGCTAATATTCTTCTTTCTTCTTGTATTGCTTCTTTCTTTTCCTCTTTTTTTATTTCTTTATAAGCAGCATTAATACTTACTTCACCTGTTCTTAATTTTGCTTTTACTTCTTCTGGTGCTTTCTCTTGTATCTTTTTTACTTTAGCTATTGTATCGTGTGAAACTGCTGCAACTTTTGAAAGTTCTTTTCTTGTATCAATTGGTTTCACTTCTGCAGAAATCTGCGAAAGTGAATTTCCTTTATATTGTATAGCTTGATTTTCTTTTGCTTTTGCTCTAAATACATCTTCTAATTGTAGTGCTAAAACAGTTCTTTGGTAGTTAGTTAAATTACGTCTTCCGAATTGATTGAGTATCATCCATTCTTTAACATCATCTTCACTATTAAAACTTTTACTTTCTGTTTTAAATTCTAAGCTCCATTGTTGAGCAATTTTAAATCTATTATGACCATCAATTATATAATCATTCCAAGTTAGAATTGGTTCTCTAATACCTTCTTCTAAACAATTGCTTTCAAGTTGTTTATACTCTTCGTTTGTTAAAGGTGGTATAAGTTCTTGAAATTCTTTTAATATATTCATTAGTTATTTTTTTTTAAGTTGTTGTAATAAAGTTCTTTTTCTGTTTCACTCAGATCATCAAAGTTGTAAGTTGGAATGCTTCCATACTTCATTTCATCTTTGTAATAGGGTTCTTGTTTTGAATTAAGGGAGACATAATCTCCCTTTTTATGTTTGAATTCATAGTAGTATAAATACTTCCTAACTGTTACAAGATTTAACCCAGTAATGTGTTTTATTTCATTATCACTGTAACCCCTTGATTTTAGGGATAGTATTTTATAGTACCTTTCAAGGTTAAGTTTAAAATGGTAAGTCATCACCATCTTCAAAACTTTCAGTTTGAGCTTTTGGTTCAGGTTGCCATTTATCAATACTTATTGCAACATCTTTGTTAAATTGATCTATTTCATCTTTGATGTTGATGTTAATTCTGATAAACTTATGTCCCTTAAACTCTTCAATATGGTCTTTAATTTTATTGATGTTTATTGTAGCTTTTAACCAAGTTTCACTTTGTTTTTTACCACTTCCACAGTATACTTTTTTTTCACTCATTTTTATTTGTTTTTAGATTAATTTTATTTCACTACTGTAACTCATTGGCTGCCCATCCCATTCTTTGAATGCATCAACCAAATCATTGTATTTTTCAACTCCTCTGTAAATTGATTTTTCAGATAATTCATACACCTGAACATTGTAAGGTTCTGATTTTTCAATTGCAATAATATAGTAAACAGTATCTTTTGGAAATGCTTCCAAATACATTGCACCCTGCATTATATACCCAAGATTGTCATAGTACAAATCTCTTTCAAACCTTTCTCCAGCATCAGTTGTTGTTTTAATATCAGCAATAAAACCTTCTCCAACCATATCAACAAACCCGTGAAAGTTTACACCCTTGCACTGCCATTCTATGTGCTTTTCAGTTTCAGTTGTTTTGGATAGTAAATCTTTAAATACTTTATTTTCTAAAGCTTTGCTATAGGTTTTATAACAATGATTGTACAATTTTGTAGTTACAATTGTTTTGCTTGGATGCCTTTCTTGAAACTCTGCCCAAGCTTTACCAGCTCTTCTTCCTTCATATTGAATATACTCTCGCAATAGCTCTTCAGGTTCAAGTACCATTTTATGCAACAGTTTGCCAAACTCCTGTGCATCTGTTGGAGGTGTTTCTTCCTTGTTCCAATAGCTTAATAAATGATTTGGGGATTTACTAAAAGCACTTAATGCTGAATAACTTAATCTATCTTTTTTCATCTTAATTATTTTTAAAGGATTCGCTTTCATCTTCTCCAAACACCCCAAGCTCATAAAAACCACATAGCTTTAGAACTATTCTGCTCATTGCTCTCTTTTCTGCAATGGCTACTGGATAAGCATTTCTGTTGTTTTCAGGGGAACACTCACCGTAGGTTTGTATCTCTACATCATTGCATTTACCTGTTGCTTTGATTATACAGGTTTTTAAATCTGGATTATAATGCTTAAGATCATAATTAATTGAAATCTCTGCTCTTGCTTGAATTTTATCAATACCACTTCTTGTGATTATGTGATAGTGTTTGTGCTTAAATGTATCTTCAACATCAAGCTCATACTTTTGAAACAAAGTATTAAGTTGTTCTTTTCTGTTCATCGTTAATGAATTTTAGTGTTAATAATTGTAGTTGTTTTGTTTTTGAAAGTATTGTCTTGCAACGTAAACTTTTTGAGTTTATCAATCTTAGTTTTCTTTGCAAATCTTCCAAGTTGTAGATTTCCTTTTCAAAGCCATTTAAAATGCTTCTAAGGGACTTTTGAGAAATTTGTGTGTGTTTGTTAAGTAGAATGTTTTTATGCCAGTTAACTCTTGTTAAACAGCTTTTAACATTTCCAAGAAGTTCTTGCTCAAAATGATGTGTTTGCCATTGATCTAAACGCTCTTGCAGATATTTGTAATGTGCTTCTTCTTCCAATGTGTAATTCATAGCTCTTGTTTTAAGGTTTCAAGAATTTTTAGCAGTTGCATAAACTCACCATTATTTACACAAATAGAATATTGAGTTTTGAAGCTTTTGAATTTTACAGATTTGAAATTGTCATTTTGTACAATCTCAACATCTACTTCAGTATGCCTGTCAGATAGGGTAACAATGTGTCTTTTATGTTTACTTGTTACTTCCATCCTTTACTTTTTTAGAATGTTCTTTATTGAATTTTTGCATTAACTCAACAAGAGTAGCTGAGTAGTTTAAACCAAGTTTTTCATTGGTTTCTTTGAATTTGTGCATTATATCTTCTTTGCCTTTCTGCACATAGAATGTTCTTACCATTGTTTTAAAGATTAATTATTAAATAACTGATTATTTTGTAACTAATGTAAAGTGCAGTTACTAGCACTGTTGTGTTTAATATTTCCTTTTTCATTGTTTGAATTTTTTAGTTGGAAATACATAATCAAGCAATTCATCTTCTTGAATGTCAAGAACTGTTGCTTTAATAAGTTTTACAGATTCTTCAGCAGTAATTTTACCTTGCTCAACCTGTTCAATGATGTTTAAAATTTTATTCATAGTTGTTTTTATTTAATTAAAAAATAAGGTGGATTGAAAATCACAGGATTTTTTTCATCTATTTTACCATAATTAGTAAAGTTTCTATCATTAAACCATACTGACTTAGGACACCAAAAACTAAATTCTTTATGGTCTGATACCATACTTGTACCTCTTTTTACTATTTTACTATAGCATAATAAAAAGGCTTTTTCAGTTTCTTTAAGAATATAAATTTCTTGATTATTAAAACCATTCATAACAACCTCAGTGTTATATGGTAATTGTTTTTTTTCTAATTCTAACATAGTTGTAATGTTTTTTGTAAATATATAAATAATAATTATAAATATACAATACTTAAATAAAAAAAAATTAAAATAAATGTGTTAACCTTGCTACCTGACCATTGTTTTTTGAGAATATAAAGCTTTCTATTGCTTGATTGTTAG